TTGTCTACTCAAGAACGAGAAGTAAAACTGGGGGTGGAGCAGATGTCCCTCATCGGGAATACAGTCAGACTAAAAGCAGAATTTAAGGATTTTAACGGGGAGCATGTGTCACCTGAGAATGTTGTTTTGCGAATTTACAACGGCTACAAACAACAAGTAGGTGAGGACATACCTGTGTTGCCAAGCGATGTGGGCAAATATCAATATGATTATGTGCTACCAGACATAATCGGGCCGCTATATTTTGAGTTTGTAGGCACAATTGGGGGATTGCCGATTGTAGGACGGGCTGCCATAAGCAAGAGGTGGATATAAGGTAATGGCTAAATGCTTTACAGGCGGCTTTCTTGTCCCATGGATTGGGGGCAGAAGTGAGAGAGTTGGAGATTGACGATGAGCCTATGGACGAGGATATGCCGATAATGTAAGGAGGTGACGCTGGTTGGTTATCACAATAAGGGGCAAGCGCATCAACGTAGACCAGTATAACGAATTAAAGGACATGATGGATGCCCACCAAACAGAGTAACAGCGCATAAGACCCATTAAGCGGCATAACAGCGACCCTAGGGACGCTAGTTGGTGCGCCGGCTGCCTAGGCCGGCAATACCGCTGGAGGTGGTGGCTTGAACCAAGGTTTTGAGCGTGAAGTCATAGAACGGCTGGCGAGAATTGAGCAAGAGATCAAGCCTATCGGAGGCTTAGTAACAACAGTCAATACCGTCAACACAGCAGTTGAAGTTGTCAAGAAGGATATTGTCGACCACGAACGGCGCATCGCCAACATAGAAGGTTGGGGTAAATGGCTAGCTACCGCCGTTGGGATACTGATTATCAGCCAGATATGGCAGGCGTTCGTGGCATGAAGTCAGGCGAATACAGTAAGAAGATTATCAACTTCATTCTCATTGCAGTAGTACTTTTTACTATCGCCATCCTCTGGGTTTTCTACAAGACCGGTAGCGAGCCACAGGTGCTGGTTGGGTGTGTCTTTGCCTTTGTGACCGGCGAGCTTTGGGCTTTAGCCTTTATTAAAGGACGCAAAATCGACAAAGGGGGTGAGTGAGTATCACTAACAAAGAGCTAATAGCTAAACTGAAAGACATAAAGGATAACTACACCACCACCTATATGTGGGGCATGTTTGGCGGCCCCGTGACGGAAAGTAAGATACAAGAAAAGACCCGCCAATACCCCAGCTTCTATACTTCTAGTAGACAAGCCACCCTGCGGAAAATGATTGGCAAGAACGTGTACGCCTTTGATTGCATTGGCTTAATCAAGGGAGTGCTCTGGGGCTGGAACGGAGATCCTAAGCATCCGCATGGTGGCGCAAGGTATCAAAGCAACAACGTGCCGGACATTGATGCAAACGTCACCATCAATCGTTGCAAAGATGTAAGTGCTGATTTTAGCAAGATAGTGCCGGGCAGTGCGGTGTGGCTACCGGGGCACATCGGTATCTACATTGGTGACGGGCGAGTTATCGAAGCTACGCCAAGCTGGAAAGACGGTGTGCAGGAGACTGCCTGCCTGAACATCGGATCAATCGCAGGACTCCCGGGGCGCAGGTGGACTAAGCACGGAAAACTGCCTTGGATAGAGTATGTGGTGGAGTCTAACACTATACCTACCACCATCACATTCCAGAACCGAAAATATCCTGCGGAAATACGAGACGGCAAGACAGTAGTACAAGCCAAAGTCTTGGTGGACATGCTTGGGGCAAACACAGAGATTGAATTTAGGCGATTCGCTGAGGCTTTAGGGTATCAAGTACACTACAACTCCATCACAAAGGAGGTTATTATGAAATGACCATGGCCCTGACTACAATAGCTCCACTACTACTATTAGCAGTCTTGACCGAGGCCATTACTGAGCAAATCAAAGCACTCTTACCTGACCCCGACCCCCGCACCAAACAGTTAATTAGCATGGCCGTCGGCATTGCCCTAGCAACAGTATTGCAAGTATCCCTGTTTGTGGAGACGGCTGGCCTAGTACATGCGGCTGGAATTATCCTCGCTGGTCTGTTATGTAGCCGTGGAAGCAACTACGTACATGACTTGTATGGCATGATAGCCGCCGCCAAAGACAGTATCAGACAAGAATAGCTTGCGCAAGCTCCCTAAGCGGAGCTTTCTTTTTTTACCAAAAGTACGCAGGTAGTAATACCCCTCGAGCCAAAATAAAACGCCTTAAAAACGCCGGTATGATTTCCAGAAATGGGATTAAAAGGCACGAAAAATATCAAAAGGAAAAATTGAACCAATAGACTGGACAAAACCTGTCCAGTCTATTATTATATGAAAAAAAGACCATAAAATATGAATAAAAAGGTTGCTTTTTTTATTTATCTAATATATGATAAATATACCAAGCAGAGGGGGTGAGGCAAATTGAAGCAGGACAAGCTGATAGCGTGGCGTAAATACAACGGGCTAACACAGAAAGACATGGCGGACAAGCTAGGAATAAGCTGGCGAACCTACGCCAACAAGGAACGGGGATTTACACAGTTTAAGCTAGAAGAAATGTTCGCCATAGCGAAGATTTTGAACAAGACCTTGGACGAAGTGTTCTCACCACCGAAAAAGGAGGGAAGCTAGGGCTACGATGACCAAGTTAGACCGTTTCGCTGTCGGGCTAAAAGACCCGCAAGCCTTACCTAACCCCGTAGTGGCTATGTGCCCAGGATGCCGTACCGAAATACACCTAAACGACGAAGTTTACCTGCTTGATGACGGCACGATGTTACACGCAGACATGGAGTGCGTATTGAAACATCTCCACATCAAAGAGGTAGGTGCATGGGAGGTTGTTGATAGTGAATAAGCAGATAATCATACGCCTCGTAGCGGCGATAGGCATCTCTGTCGCCATTACATGGTGGCAGGTGCAGGCGGGCATAGCGCGTTGTGGTACGATTGACGGTGGGGTGTTGTTGCTCCCGCTATGTGTCCTGGCGACATACCTTGTGCGTGGCGTGTGGAAAGACCTTAAAGCGGAGTTTCGGAGAGAGTATGACGGGATCTAGACCTCGGCTCGTTATGGAGAAGGACAAGCTCCTGCTATATTGCTCCTACGAAGATAGGGAACGAGCAAAGCTGGTGTTTGGCTATCGCTGGAACCCTCGCCTCCGGTGCTGGGAGTACCCTCTTGGGGCGTTCGACGAGGTGCGAGCCATGTTTCCCCACGCCATCATCGACGAACAGCTGCAAGGCTACGTTTTAAACGCTAAAGAGCTAGAACGTGAAATTACCGCGGACAAGCTCGAGGGATGGGAACACATAGAGCCAACGGAACCACTGCCAATTAAAACGAAACCGTTCAAACACCAAGTGCTCGGCTACGAGCTAGCGTGTAAGCTGATGGGGATTTTTAGGGAAAGCAGGTGATACCATACCAAGCAAAAGTGCGGCACTACTCATGGAGCAGGGTACAGGCAAGACGCTAACGGCAATCGCCGTGTCAGGCAGGGGTTTTTTGAATGGCATGATTAAGAGGGCTTTTGTCTTTGCCCCTGCCAGCGTTGTGCCGGTGTGGCCAATGGAGTATGAGAAACATGCGGACTTCCCGCACGAGGTGGTTGCCCTTGAAGGCCCAGTAAAAAAGCGGATAGAAACCCTGGCGAAATGGGAACCGAACCCCAACGTGCTACAAGTGGCTTGTACTAATTATGAAGCCTCGTGGCGCATGGAACAAGCCATTATGAAGTGGAAGCCTGATCTGATTATCTGCGATGAAAGCCAGCGCATTAAGACACCAGGAGCCAAGCAATCTCGCAGTCTGCACAAGCTGGGACGCGGGGCGAAGTACAAAATGATTTTAACCGGTACGCCAATATCAAATAACCCTTTGGAGTTTTTTTCGCAGTACAAATTTTTAGCACCTCACATCTTTGGCAATAGCTTTACCGCTTTCCGCAACCGCTATGCAGTTATGGGCGGATTTGAAGGGAGAGAGGTTGTAGGCTACCGCAATCTGCCCGAGTTGATGCGCAAAGCACACAGTATAGCGTACCGGGTCACGAAGGAGGAAGCACTTGACCTGCCAGAATGGACAGACCAAGTACTCTACTGCAACCTAGAACCGGCGGCTCAACGAGTGTATAAGAAGTTGGCAAAGGAGAGCGTCGCCGAACTGGCAAGTGGCGAGTACGTAACAGCGACGAATGTACTATCGAAACTCTTGCGGTTGTCGCAGCTAGCGGGGGGCTTTATGAACCACGAAGATGGTCGTATAGAGCAGGTAAGCAAAGCCAAAATCAACCTGCTCGCAGATACCTTAGAGGATACACTTGCGGCAGGTAAAAAAGTGGTCATATTCGCCAGATTTCTAGCAGAGATAGAAGCCATTAAAGGCGTGATGGAGAAACAGGGAGTTGGTTACGAATGGATTACGGGCGCAGCGCCAATGGAGGAAAGAGGTGATAGGGTACGGAAGTTTCAAAACGACCCAGAGTGCAAGGTGTTTCTGGCGCAGATACAAACGGCTGGGCTAGGGATAACCCTTACAGCCGCAGACACCGCAATCTTTTACAGTTTAGACTTCTCTTACGCCAACTACGAACAGTGCAAGGCTCGAATCCATCGGCTGGGGCAGAAGAACACCTGCACCTATATACATCTGCTCGCCAGAGGTACTGTCGACGAAAAAGTGCTCAAGGCACTGCAGGAAAAGAAAAACATGGCCGACCAGGTAGTAGACGACTGGAGAAGCGTTTTTGAATAAGGAGGAAGGGGAAATGTCTAATCTGTTTACGTTAGCCGACCAATATCGCCAACTGCGAGAACGGAAAAAAGAGTTGGAGGCCGACCTGAAAGAAGTAAATCTCCAACTGCGTCGAGTGGAGTTAGATTTGGCTCAAGAAATGAGCAACGAAGAAATGCCTCGTTTTGACCGGGCTGGGCATACCTTCTACCTGTCTACACAGATTTATGCCTCCCCGGTACATGGGTGCAGTGATGAGCTGTACCAGTGGCTAAAAGAACACGGCTACGGCGACCTAGTGAAGGAAACCGTACACTCTCGCACCCTAAGCTCTTTTGTGAAGGAACTTATGGAGGAGGAAGGGTTACCCCAAGAGTTAGCCGAGATCGTCAACGTACACGAAAAAGTATCGGTCAATGTGAGGCGTGGGAGAGCATGATAAGCGCAATCATCAGCCTACGCCAAGCCCTTGACCAGCTACAAAACGTTGCCGACCATAGCGTGCTAGGGGTTCACTACACCACCAGCATGGGCCGCTATTTGCGGATACACATTAGCGCAAACAAGATGCTGGAGCTAGTGACCCGCCATCCGACCATAAAACACAAGGCTGACAACCTAGACTTCTCGATATATACCAATGTCGAGAAAAGACAAGTACTTCACCACATTACATTCCATTTAGGCGACAACATCGACCTAGTATCCGTGATTGACGGAGAAAAGAAAATCCCTACAAAGGAGGAAGTCTTAGAATGTCTGAAAAAGCTCTAGTGACTGTTGACTTCAACGTACCGTCTCTCGCCAACATGGGTGAGGCTTTTGCGGAGGAAATGACGGGCCTCGACCTATCGTTTGACCGAGTCAAAATTCCTAGCGGTGGGGGACTAGCCTTTGAAGTGCCGGGTGACGACCCCGAGAGTCCCGACCTAGTAAAAGAACTGGTCGGCATAATAGTTGACCACCACCCCATTAATGTCTACTACGCCACCCCATACACAGGCGGAAACACGCCACCTGACTGCTCGAGCGAAGATGGCAAGGTTGGCAATGGCACACCTGGTGGCGACTGCGCCACGTGTCCCTTGAATCAATGGGGAAGCGACCCTAGCGGTGGTCGGGGCAAGGCATGCCAAAATAGACGGCGCATTTACCTGCTGCGTGAAGGAGAAACGCTTCCGGTATTACTGACTCTCCCCACCACGTCGATAAAGGCGTTTGGCGACTACATCGCCAAGAGGGTGCTAACCAAGGGTAAGCGCAGCTACGAAGTAATCACCAAAATCACCTTGCGCCGAGCAACAAGCGCATCTGGTATCGCCTATAGCCAAGCTCAGTTTGCTGTTGCAGGACACTTAGACGCAGAAAAAGCTAAACAAGCGCAGGAAATGTCCGAGAGCATCAAGGCATACACCAGGGCTCTCAAAGTACAAGCCGACGACGTAAACTATGAGACACTACCGCAACCTATACAAGACGTTGACGACGGAGACATGCCATTCTAGCACAGTCACGCTACAACAGGGGGCATGATAACGTGCCCCCTTCTTATCCCATCAACTATAGGCAGGTGAGAGCATGTCGTTTTTGAAGCTACTGTACGAAGATGGCGAGGGCTGGCTCACCATCTGGACGCTACCCGATAAGCGCACTTATTGGTTTGATATAGAGACGCAACTAGACGGTGCAAGTAAGCTAGTTGACAAGATAAAATCCACGCACGACGTATATTATGGCGTTGGACTACGTAGTCAAAAAGTTGCAGGACGGGGAGGCAATGATGACGTTTGCGCTATTCCGGGACTATGGGTAGACATAGACATCGCAGGCCCCGCACACAAAGCGAATGATCTGCCGCCCAACGTCGAAGCAGTTACGCAACACCTGCAAAGCTTTCCCTTAGAACCTACATTGTTAGTACACAGTGGTAACGGAATACATGCCTATTGGCTGTTTAAAGAGTTGTGGGAGTTTGAAGGCGCAGAAGAACGCCAAGAGGCTACCGACATCTTAGAACGATTTCAAGCCGCTATACGCCAATTATGGAGCGCACAGGGCTGGAAATTAGACCCCACACACGACCTAGCGAGAGTCTTGCGCATACCAGGCACGCTGAATCATAAAAGCGACCCACCAAAACAGGTAAGAACAATACACCAAAGCGACCGTTACTATAACCCCAGCGATTTTGAGCCTTATTTGCCAGAACTAGAGGCTAAACCAAACACAAACAACACCACATTTATACCGCAGGGCGAGATGGGGCCGGCGACGCTAATCGTGGAAAACTGTAAGTTTATCCAGTACTGCAAAGATAATGCGGCGACCCTCTCCGAGCCCGAGTGGTACGCAATGGTGACAAACGTCGCTAGAGCACAGGACGGGGCAAAGTTGGTACATGAGCTTAGCAGACCATATCCAAAGTATAATCCAGACGAAACAAACGCCAAAATTCGCCACGCTTTGGATAACGGACAGCCGCATACTTGCATATTTATGCAGGAGACCTTGGGTTTCGCCTGCCCACCGGGAGGGTGTGGGGTAAAAGCCCCGTGTGCGTTTGCGCTTTCTCGCGCAGCAAGGGCTAAAGCTACTATAAAACAACTAGACCCCGAAAAGATAGATGTAAAAAATGCCTACTCACCAGAGGTGCTTGGTGCACTCGCCACCCTAAAAGAGGTTGACCCTGCAGAATATGCCTTGTCTAAGGAGCTTTTCAGGGGGAAAGTCAACCTCAACGACCTCGAAAGAGCGGTCAAGAAGGAAGCGACACGCCAACGCCTGCGAGTAATAGAAGCCGAAGAATCAGCCCCGCGAGAGCCATTAGAAAAAATTATAGAAGATGTGCCGACTAAGGGACTGTACGGCCCTCCAGGCTGGACAATCAACGAGAACGGTTTGTGGTCGATTAAAGTCACCAAAGACGGGCCACTCGAAATTTGTGCCTGTATGTCTCCGGTCGTGCTGACAAAAAGGCTTAGAAACATAGAAACCGGCGAAGAACGAGTGGAACTAACATATAAACGAGACGGGAAATGGCGTTTTATTACAGCAGATAGGGCTACTGTCGCCAATAGGCAGGGTTTAGTGAGCCTCGCCAACCGAGGACTCCCTGTTAATAGCGAAAACGCACGCTATCTTATCCAGTTTTTGGACGAGCTAGAGCGAGAAAACCGAGACGCTATTCCTGTCGTGCGCAGCATCGGGCGCATGGGATGGATTGGCACAGGCTATAAAACGTTTCTGCCGGGCATGGCAGACGACGTAGAACTTGACATCGACGAAACGTCGGGAGCGGCGGCCACAGCGGCGGCGTACAAGGTGGAAGGGACGCTAGAACAGTGGGTAAAGTACATAGCACCGCTTAGAGCTAAATACCCCATCGCTAGACTCATGCTCGCCGGTAGCTTTGCCGCACCGCTACTTAGTCTCGTAGGGCAACGAGTGTTTATTGTCCATGCTTGGGGCCCCAGCCGGGGCGGGAAAACAGCGGCTTTGAAGGCGGCTCTCAGCGTGTGGGGAGAAGCAGACGAATTGATCGCTAGCTTCAACGCCACTCGGGTAGGACTCGAAAGGCTTGCCTCGTTTTATAGCGACCTGCCTTTAGGCGTAGACGAACGGCAAGTGGTTGGAGATAGGCAGGGCTTTGTAGAAGGACTTATTTATATGCTCGGGAGTGGCAGGGGCAGAGTACGTGGAGCCAAGGGCGGAGGTATACAACAAATACAGTCATGGCGCACGGTTGTACTCACCACCGGCGAACAACCTCTCTCTACTGACGGCAGTAATACAGGTATCAAAACCCGCACACTCGAGTTGTATGGCACGCCTATTGGCGACGAGCAGGCGGCAAGTATGCTCCATGACCTCACCAGAAGCGCATATGGCTCCGCAGGGCCTGTTTTTGTACGCCGCCTAATAGAAACCCTTGACGAAGATCCCGAAGCCGTTAAAGGCGAATTTGAGGCTCTTAAAAGGGCCTTGGCAGAGCAATTCCCCAAAAATGCATCTAGCCATGTGCAGGCCGTAGCCTGCCTTGCACTCGCCGATTTCCTGTCCAGCATGTGGGTGTTTGGCATAGATGAAGAAGAAGCGGCGACGCAGGCTGTAGAGCTAGCTTCTGCTGCCCTTGAACAATTAGAGACAGCGGTTGAGACAGACGACGGCAAACGCGCTTACGACTTTTTCTTGAGTTGGTACAAGATTAACAAAGCCTACTTTGACGGATCTATGCCGCAAGTTTATGGACGAGTGCCTGTTGATAGTGATGTGGTACTGGTGTACCCACCAATATTTGAAAAAGCCATTCAAGAAGGCGGCTACAATCCCCAACGGATTCTGCGAGACTGGGCAGATCGGGGCTGGTTAGAGTTGCAAGGCAGCTCCGACGGCAAACGGCGACTGTGCGTCAGGCGCAGAGACGCAGACGGCAAACTAGCCTACTTCGTGGCCGTCCGCCTGCCGAGCGAAGAACCACCAAACGACGATGACGACGTTTTTTAGTGTTCCCGGTGGGAACGAGGTGGGAACGCTAGTGGGAACGCCTAAAACCTCGGTGAAATCGGGCTTTTATATATATGTTCCCACTGTTCCCACTTAAAGACGTAAGTCTTTATATAGGGAGACCCCCCTACCTTTGTATAAAACCTATAACAGTTGTTCTTGATAAGTAAATTCCTACCAAGGAGAAGGTGGTAAAGGGGTAGGTGTTCCCTATAAGGGTATATATTTTTCGTTTAGTGGGAACACCCCAAAAAAGTGCTCGCAAATGCGATGGTTACGGGCTTCTAGGTGTTCCCACTAAACAAACATGAAAAGTGGGAACAGGGACAAGGAGAAAAGGAGGTATGAAAAAAATGTCCGTTTTGGCGAAGAAAATTACCTCCATGTCTAAAAACAATGGAGGTAAAAAACCAGAGGTTACTGATAACCTCCCGGTGCAAATTAGCCTTGCAGATTTAGGGCCAGTAGTACAAGACCCTCGCCCTGACCTGCCTGAGTCAGAAGTGTGGGGATGGTTATTGGCAGAAGCGACAGCTCGCCGGCCTAAGGACTCTCCACCAGGTGACAAAGGAACCCTCTACAACATCTTGTACGCCGTCAGGAAAGTTGGGGCAGTATTGCAAGATAAAAAAATTGTGCCAGTTGTCGGAGAAAATGGCTGGAGAAAGAAGGAAGATTTCATGGAGGTGGCGAATGAGTGTCTAAGACCATACGCTCGGCAGATAAAAGCGGCAATCGAAAAAGCATACCACTTGAGCGCACTGTCACAACAACAATCCTCAAATACCTAAACAGCTTACCAAGGTGTTATGCAATCAAGACGCACGGAAATAGGTACTCCAACGGACAACCGGATATTTTGGGTTGCATAGATGGACAAGCCTTTGCGCTAGAAGTCAAGAGACCTATGCCTCTCCCCAAGAATGCCCCTGTGGAGCCCAAAAAGGCCTTCTGGAGGGCTTTGGGGGCTACACCCCTACAAGTAGCTATGCTAGAGAAGTGGGAGCGTTCTGGGGCCATTGTGGGCGTTGTGAGAAGTGTTGAGGATGTGGAGAGGATTTTAGGGCGAGAGAAGGTTGTAATTCTAAATTAGCCCTTTTAAGGCGTTTTCAAATGGGTGCGAGTATATTTACTAGGGAAGGAGGGTGAAAACGCTTCTAGGAGCAAATATGAGCCTTACAGGGGCATTGTGGTGAGTTGTGTCTATGCCTGGAGAGGCGCAGAAAGGGGGAGTTGTGGTGAAATTAGGTAGCTTATTTGATGGCATAGGCGGTTTCCCACTGGCAGCAGTTAGAAATGGTATAGAGCCAGTATGGGCAAGTGAGATTGAGCGAGTGCCGATAGAAATTACTAAGAAACACTTTCCGAACATGGTGCATTTGGGCGACATTACACAGATAAACGGCGCAGAGATTGAGCCTGTAGACATTATAACAGCAGGGAGTCCATGCCAAGATTTATCGGTAGCTGGTAAACGTGCTGGACTAGAGGGCGAACGATCTGGATTGTTCATGGAGTTTGTGCGGATAGTGAGAGAAATGAGGGAGGCAACCAATGGAGC